TAATAATAATAATAATAGTACCGACCGGTACCGTGACCACCAGCGTGACCGCTTGGATGGTCTGGTAGCCGGATCGCTCGTAGAGGTCGCTGGCGCTCCAGATGTCGTCGCTTCCGCTCCTAACTCCGCTGACGCTGCGCGCTTACGCTTGCCGGATGATCTGCCGGAAGATATTCGCAATATAAAATTCGAAGCGAGAATAGATGACAAATCTATGTTAGAGGTTATGGATCGTGATTATCGTGATTATTTAGATGATGGTTGGGAGACTCACGAGGATATTAGAGATAAGCTTATCGAGAAGTTTACTACCGGATTCTATTGTGGTGATAAGGATAAAGTAACTGCTTATGCAGAGTTCTTGATGGAACACTATAAAATTTAATTAAACAAACAGGAGGAAGATATGAAAGTATTTTTATTATGTAGTCTTAATGATGAAGATTACAGACGTCCATGCTTTGAATTCTTTAAGAGTCTTTCTGAAGCTCACCAATCTGTCATAGATTATATTGCGAATGATATTAAAGATGATAAATATGGTGCGGATAGAGAAATTAAATATGTTATGGATATAAGTTTTCCCAAAAATCGCAGAATGCGTATAGATTATTCTTATGGAAATGAACATTTCTTAGTATTTGAAGTCTTTGAAATTCAAGTATCTGATGGAGATTTTCTATGCATTTTTCATCATGCTTATGATGGCGTTGGTTTTTGCATTGAGAAAATTGGAACATTTGAAGAATGTAGAAACCAAATGTTAGATTCAGCAGCTCAGACGGCAAATGATTTTGATATAGATATAACAAATGATGATGTGTTTGAAGTAAATGAAGGTGATTCATGTGTAGATACCGGTGAAGAATGGCACATGTGTAATGTTGTTCAATTTAATTTAAATGATATTCAGGACGAGCAAGATAAACAGAAATATGATGAAAATGTATATCGTGACATGGAAGAAATATGTAGTCCTATATATCCCAACCCTGTTCATACAAAAACAGAAAAAATAACAGACGATTTCATCAAAGAAGTCGATAAAATGGAATCACATGAAGTATTTAAAGAGTTATGTGAATATCATGGAGTAACACCTGGGCTGGTAGAATATTTATATGAATCAGTGTACGGACGACCAAAAGAGAAAACGAAAGGATGTTATATAGAATAAGAAAGGAGAATAATATGAGTGCAACAGCTGATTTTGCTCGTGATTATAATATTGATGTATTTGATGTAAATGAATATGATTCATGCATAGACACTGAAGATGAATGAAAAATGTATAATGTTGTTCAATTTAATAAAAGCGAAGCTTAAATGGAGATAATATCACATAAAAATAAGGAGAGATAAGTATGGGATTTTTAAATGTTAAAACAAGCTATTCAGTATACAAGAATTGTATGCTGCGTTTAGGAAAATATATGATGGATGAAAGTCTGGCTGTTGAGATTTACAACAGACAGGATGGAGAGATTGCAAGACTGACGACTTGCTTGTGTGATCCTACATTACCTGAAGATGTGGCATATGTGGACACAAATAATTGCCCTTGGGCGGTGGCTTTCCTTGAGGAAAATGGTTTGGCAGAGAAGACAGGGAGAACAAAAAGAAGTGGATATTGTGTTTATCCGGCAATGAGATTTAACAGAGAAAAAATAGCACAGTTTGAGGAAGAAGAAAATTAAATGGAGGTAATATCGCATGAAAACATGGAAAGTAGCAGTAACCTGGGAAATGTGCGGGTACATTGATATCGAAGCTAACAATATGGAAGAAGCTATGAAAAAATTCCATAGTGAATCGGAACATATCAAACTTCCTGAAGATGGTATCTATGTCGATGGCAGCTTTCAGTTAACATCTGATGATGTAGAGGAAATGGAAGCTATGGATAAGTTATGAAAATGAAAGGAAATAATTTTATGAGTGCAACAGTACCTATGTCTGTGTGGAACAATGTAAGAAAATATTTTAAAGAATCTCTGGATGACAAATATGATCTTCAGGATGTAATCCGTTATAAAGATCCAATGGATTCATACCTGTATATGGTAATTGCAAAACATAAAAATTATCCACCACTTAAAGCATCTATAGGTGGTGGACCATGGGTCGTATGGACAACTTGGAACGAATCCACACAATCACTGAATGGTGGCCATTATGATATCAAAACATATGAAGCTGCTTTGTCAATCTGTGAAGAAAGAAGAAAATAAGAGAGTGAGGAAATAAAATGTCAGCATTAAATAATTATAAGGAAGTAAAACAGAAACTTGATGAGGTAAGAACAATTACGGGAGACTTAGAATTTAATACTGCCGTCACATTCTTAATGCAGATCGGATGGAGTAGCAAGAGAGACATTATCTCCTTATGCAATAAATACAATACTGAGCCGGAAGAGAATGTAAATAAAAAAGTTGCAAATGCAGCTTTAATGATTAGCAATATCGCACAGCCAATTGAGCTGCTTACATATATAAAACTTGAGTGCCCACTTTGGACTGAGGGAATTGAACCGAAACGTCTCAAGAAAATCGCAGAAGATGTAATCAACGCCGGATATAAATATTGCAAAGATCCACGAGTTGATACTTTTGAAGACTGGAAAAAGCTTCTGGAACAACAGGGAATTACGCATGAAGAGTTACAGCAGATCCTGTATCTGAATGAGAGAGGAGAAATGTAAAATGGTAGATTACAAAGAGAAAATTAAGAAACTTTTATCATTAAGTAAAAGTTCGAATGAACATGAAGCTCAATCAGCTCTTACAAAAGCACAGCAGCTTATGGCAGAACACAAAATCTCTATGGCAGAGGTCGAAGATAAAGAACAAAGAAAAGCGCATGAACATTCAGCTGGAATTACTTATTCGACGAGAAGAGATCCCTGGATTTTAAGATTGTCTAAAGTTATTAGTAAGAATTACTGCTGTGAAAGTTTCTCTCGTAGAGAGAAAGGTAAACAAACGTATAAATTATATTTTTGTGGGTTAAATGAAGACGTTGAAATTTGTATGATTGCATTCAAATATGCAACTGATTGTATTCAATCAGAAATTAAAAAGAGAAAACAAAAAGGTAAGCTATTTAATTATACAAACGAACTGATTACATTCATGTGCAATGGATATGCTTATGGTTTCATTAAAGGACTTGATGAAGCGTTTGAAGAACAAAAAAGAGCAGCTGCACAGTCAGAGGCAAATTGGGGCTTAGTGTTATCTACTCCTCCAGAAGTAAAGCAAAGAATGTCTGAGCTTGGATTAAAGACAACTACGTTCCGATCTAAGCAAGCAGCAAAAGTGTCAAAATCAGATTACGAAGCCGGTAAGAAGGACGGAAGAGATTTTGATATTACTAAAAGAGTAGCCGGTGAGTAAAGTAAATAAATAAAACAGAATAAAAATTTAATTAAACAAAAGGAGATGTATATTATGATGAACAATACAATCGAGAGAAGAACAAATAACCTTACACATGTAGAAACGATGTTTGATGCAAGAAGAACTCCATGGGATGGACTTGGCAAGAGAATTGCCGGGGCAGTTACATCAAGAGATGCAATCAGATTAGCAGGTCTGGATTGGAATGTAGTTCCAACAGATATTATTTCTGAAGCTACAGGATTAAAGATTCCTGGTTATAAGGCAAATGTAAGAGATATTGATAATAAAACGCTAGGTATTGTTACCGAGCGTTATAAGATTGTACAAAATGAAGAAGCATTTGCTTTTACAGATGAACTTCTTGGAGAAGGAGTGACATATGAAACTGCAGGTGCTCTTCAGAGCGGTAAGAAAGTATGGATGCTTGCAAGACTGGAAGGCAGAATGATTACTGATGAAAAGATTGATCCGTTCTTGGTGTTTACGAACAGTCATGATGGAAAAGGATCAGTCAGAGTAGCTATTACACCGGTACGTGTATGGTGTCAAAATACACTCAATCTGGCCCTTAAAGAAGCTGAAAGGCAGTGGGTATGCAAACATACCGGACGCATTGATGAGAAGCTTGTGGAGGCAAAATACACGCTCATGAATACAGAGAAATATCTGGAAGCTTTGGAAACAGAATTCGGAAAAATGAAGATGAAAAAACTTGATGTTGATAAGGTACATAAATTCGTAAAAATGTTACTTCCTATCAGCGAGAAAGATGGAGATCGTAAGGTAGCAAACATTCAGGAAATGCGAAACGAACTTATGATGAGATATCTTAATGCTCCGGATCTGCAGGTGCTTGAGCCATCTGCTTATAGATTTGTGAATGCTGTTTCTGACTTTTCTACACATAGAAAACCGTCCAGAGGAAGCGAATACTATCAGGAAAACATGTTCATGAAAGTAGTAGACGGAGATGAACTTATTGATAAGGCTTACGAAATTTGTGATGCTGAGGTTTGATACCTCGGTATCACGGAAGGGAGTAATGCAATGGAAGCAGTAAATAAAATAAATGGAAATATTTACCGTATTCAGCAAGATACAAATGGTAAATGGTTTGGTTATTGTGATCGGACAAAAGAATACACTCCGGCGTTTGTAAAATTGAAAGGATTGATAGGATTGTTGGAATTGAAAGGATATGAGGTGGTTGAAGAATGTTAAAAGAAAAATTAGTTATTGAAAGAAAAGCAGCTACATTGATCACAGTAGATTTTACAGCGCCGGAGATTGTGGGGTATGCTATGGCATGGCTGAAGCTGTGTAATGTTGCAAGAGAATTAAAACGTATTTGGAAAATAGAAAATGATCGATCAAATAAAGTATATGTTTGGTGCGATCCACATTATAAAGATGAAATAATAGATTTTCTTACAGGTATTGTGTATTTTCACAAAGATGGAAAACCTATTCCAATAGGTAAAGTTTTAGATGCATGTGATGATACAATTGGCGTTCCAGTATATGAGTATGAAAGTACTTGTGACTCAAATGATGAACAGTGGTATGAAGACATCGAGCATGCTATTTCAAACTGGACAGCAATACAAGATAGTTTTTGTTAAAAAGGAGGCTTAGATTATGAAAAAAATCATTAACGGAAAAAAGTATGATACGGAAACAGCGAAAGAAGTTGGTTATTGGAGCAATGGATATCCATGTTCTGACTTCAATCATTGTGAGGAAACCTTATATCTTAAGAAAACAGGAGAATATTTCCTGTACGGAGAAGGCGGTGCTTTAACTGAATATGCAAGAAGTGTATGTGGCGGAAGCACTGGTGGATCTCGAATTATTCCTATGACTGAAGAAAGCGCAAAGGAATGGGCTATGGAACATCTGGAATGCGATGAGTACGAAGCATTATTTGGAGAGGTAGAAGAATGAAATTTAATGGAAAATGTAAGATTCGATTACTTAGAGATTTTCCAGCAATCAATTTGAGAATGGGTGACAGCCTTACTGTTTATAAATATAAGTATAAAAAGTGTTCTGATGAAATTACATATGTTCATCCAAGAACATATCTTAGATTTACCCCAGAAGATGTGAAGGAACTGTCGGATGACGCAAAAGAATATGAATTCAAAGTGTTTATGGGACCAGACGGAATAGATGGTCCGTGTCTTGGGAAAATGTGTGTAACTGAAAATTCTTCTGACGAAGCTTATAATGTAATGCTTGATATTATCGGTTGTAGATTGGTAGAGTCGTTTCCGGAACTTGATATTCCGTATTCTATTGAATTGGTCGAAGAAAGCGAGAATGAATAATTATGCAAAACGTGTATATTACCAGAAATGGAAAGCAGATTCAGCTCACAGTGGATGAAATTAAGGCAGCTTGGGCTGCCTGGGATGCAGAATTGAGAGAGGAGCAGTTGGATATTTACAAAGAAGAAGTAAAACGAACATTGTTGAAATTAAGTAAGGAAAATGACAAACCTGAATATGAAAAGGCTGCGGATAATGACGACATTGTAGATGAAATTGCTAGAGATATTAGAAGAGCCATTGAAAATGGATGTGATTATGATTGGTGTTTTGATACCAGTAAGTATGGAGGTTTTATGGATAGTTATAATACTGCGATAGTAGTTTGGGGAAAGGCGGATGACATAGATGAGACTAATTATTGAAGGTAAAACAAATAGAGATGACGTAATGGTAAATACAGCGAAAGTAACATTACCATCTGGAGATGTGTATACGATTGACAGGGATTGTACTGAATACACTATTGATACAGTAACCGGGTATTTATCAATGACTTGGGATATGTGTTATCTACATATGATTAACGATATTTTATTATTTGATAATACCGCTTATCTCTCAAGCGATGATGGATTTCAGGATATTCTTAATGAAGGGACGTTGGAACTTGAACTTGAGGATGATGCTGGTTCAGATTATGTTGTTGAAGTTGCTAAATGGAGCTTTTGTTGAAAGGAGTTAAATTATGGGATCAGTATATTCTATATATTCACAGATGAAATTCAAAGATAAGAACAAAGCAATTAAAATACTGCAAGCAAAAATCAGCAGAGGAAAAGAAGAGCATACTGATTATGGACTGGATACATATAGAAAATCAGAGAACTTAGACATTAACGATATTGATGATCTAATTGCTGTGTTTATTGGTATCGGAAAAATGTTCGATGTTGCTAACGATGATGATGGCTGGACTACTTACTCTAATGGATTTGACGCCACTTATGGATGGGAATCTGTCATGATGGAAATGTTTGAAGAACTTGCACCAGTGTTAGAAGATGGATCAGACCTTTTCATTAATTGTGATGATGGAGTAGATGTGTTAGTTATTAAGGATGGAAAATGTATTCAAGAGAAATGAGGTGATGAGATGAAGGATATTTTGCTAGAGAAAGTGTTTGAAGCAGAAAGATGGGAAGCAGCAATTAATAAAGGGTTTTTCAAGGGAATTGACAAAGGAGAGCTGCGTCAGCTTTGTGGTCCAGAGACAAGAGTAAGATTAGCAATGGCAATTCTGGAAGATAATTATGAAATTGCTCCGCCACATCAGGCATTAATTCCAAAGGACAATGGAGAGTTTCGAACAGTATATGTAAACGAAAATATTGATAGGATCTTCTTATCTATCGTAAATGATTTGCTATTTGAATTGTGTTCAGATATGATTCATCCAGCTTGCAAAAGTTATCAGAAGGGAATCGGCTGCGGCAAAGTCGTACAGGAGATATCTCGTAAACTTCAACCAGATTTACATCAGCATTTAAATGATATTTTAGGATTCAAAGCAGATTTAAGTAAGTACTTTGATTCTGTTCCGATTGAATTTATCGATGACGCATTTGATTGTGTGGAAAGGAGAACTGGAAAATCAAAGGTAATTACAATTTTACGAAAATATTATCATACAGACCTTTGTTTTGATCCAGATGGAAATTTAATTAAACATTACCAGAGTTTAAAGCAAGGATGTGCGGTAGCTTCATTTTTAGCTGATGTAATGTTGCATCATGTTGATCTTAAGCTTTATGAAAAGTCACGCATTAACATGGCTAGTATGTATGTAAGATATTCGGACGATATTTTATATATTGGACATCAATATGAAAATGCCATGAGTATTCTTGAAGAAGAATTAAATAAGATGTCGATGAAATTGAATCCAAAGAAAGTAGAATACCTTACAGGTGATAAATGGTTTAAGTTCCTGGGATTTATGATAAAGGGAAGTCAAATTACATTATCACCAAATCGTGTAAAGCAATTTCAGAAAGAAATTGGAAAACGAAGCATTGGTAACTTAAATTATCATATCGGCGGTAAAATTGCTTTGAAATCTATTAACCGATATCTATACAAAGGAGATGGAACTTATTCTTGGGCAACGCAGGTGCTTCCGATTATCAATGTGGAGAAAGATATTGATACATTGAATGAATTTGTTATGGATTGTATCCGAGCCTGCCAGACAGGTAAAAGAAATATTGGTGGATTAGGGACTGTAACTAATCGAAAAGATTGCACGATTCTTAGAGGAACCGGAAAAAATGTATCTGCCAATAGAAAGAACACAGAAAAAGAAATTGAAGGATATTACAGTATTCGGTGTATGCAGAAAGCTTTGAATATCTGCAGGCCGGTATATGATACGATTGTAAGGGAGATGTAAATATGTATATTGTACCGAAAATTGAAGTAAGGGAAGCGGAAGACATTGCAGATTTCGCTACAACAATGGATTCAGACATGAATCAGTATTTCGAAGAAAAGAAAACGTTGTTAGAAGATATACCAAGAGGTGAGAATCCCGGAACTGCATATTATTCGTTTTATCCAGCGGTAATAAATCCTAAGCTGTTTTATGCGTATATTTTAGCAATTAAGTATTTTCAAGATGGTACATGTCGATGGAAATTATGTTTAACATCTAGGGAAAATGAAGAGTGCCATATGACATTAGGAATTATGAGAGGAACTGAAGAAGAAGCGAAAAAACGACTTGCAATGATTCTTTCTTCTGGAAGTATTAAATGAGGTGATTATATGAGCAAACATTTATTTTTATATAGAGTTAAAGATTCTGATGATCGTGATTGTTGCGCATATATTGATACAGCTGGTCCAAAATTTGAATGTAACCACTATTTCAGCTCAATTAGATTATGTGGAAGTTGTTATTCTGGTGGGAAGTTTCCTGAGTATGAAGAAATTGAAACAATTCTCACAAAAGATGAATATGAAGAAATTATTTCATTCAATATATTTATCAAAGCACTTGATTATGGAATCACGAAGGGTGATAACCGATATAAAGCAGGTATTAAACTTATTGATTCTATCAAGCATATCTATGACAAATTAAATTCTGATGAGGCGCTTGCCTTCTTTGAAAAAATTCAGAAAAGCGAAATGAAATATCTGAAAAAAGAGTACAATTTATCAGATCGTAATATCGAAGAGATACTTAATGAATATACAGAAGATTTTAGAGATCGCAGTATTGTAAGCTATATATACGATAATAGTGAAGAAGCTGGACGCGAAGAAGCTTGGCAGTTAGGATATGTCAAAGATGATGATTCAATTTCTTCTAAATATTTTGACTATGAGAAATTTGGAGAAGACTTAGTTGAGTATGATGAATACTTCATGGAATTATGTGATGGAAGAGTTGTAAGGTTGAGTTATTAAAATTTAATTAAACAAAATGGAGGTGATTTTATGGGATGGACTTCATATCATGCAGAATTCTATAAAAATAGAACTGTTGATCGTAAAAAAGAAATGGATAAACTTTGGACTCAGAAAGAAAGTGAAAAATATCCAGAGTTGAATGTTTTAAAATCTAGTATAGTTGGAAGTATTATGCTGCGATTGAAGTAAAAAGAAATGAAATTGTAGAACAAGTAATCCCTATGGTTGTATTAACCTCAGTTAATATGAAGGATTATTTTAATTTTGCTTATAAAGAAATCGGATTATATTATTATGATTGTCCAAAAGGGATTCTTGACCTTCTGACGGATACCGATAATGAATATGAATTAGAGTGGCGTAAAGAATGTAAAAAACGTTTAGAAAAGAAAAGAATGAAATTAACTAAAGGAACATTACCGGTTGGATCTATTATTAAATTCACAAGATGGGACAACAAAGAAATTGTATTAGAAAAAATGAGTCCGTCATATCAATTTAATCGTCCTTGGTGGTATCGCGCAGATAATAATACATATTATTCTTCAAAATATATTCCAGAAGAATTTGAAATAATAAAGAAAGGAGCCTGAGATTATGTCAGAGCCAGAGAAAAAATTAATTGAAGTTACTGTAGAAAAACGACTTAGAGTATGTAAAGAGATTGAGGCTACAGAAGAAGAAATTGAATTTCTTAGACGAGGAGAAAATCCTTTTGAAAGTGAATTTAGTGACGAGGAGATGGAGCATGGCGATATTGAATGGGATTTTGCAGCTGCTGATGAGTACGGTAGAACAATTGTAGGTTGGGATTAATTAATCAAATAGATAAAAGCGAGGAAAGCGAATATGAATAGCGAATTAATAGTAAAAGATGTGGAATTTCATGGAGATATATTAAGAGCAGCACAGGATCCGGACGGAAAGGTTTGGGTTGGTGTTCGTTGGATGTGTCAGGGTATTGGTTTTGGAGAAGATAAGATCGATAATGAACGGAAGAAAATACAAAAAGATGTTGTTATATCCCAAGGAGTAAAATTTCACTCCTTGGGATCTGGGAATTCAAATACAAAGGTTCTTTGTCTTGATCTTGACTATGTCCCTTTATGGCTAGCAAAAATTGCTATTACACCAACAATGCAGAGAGAAAATCCTGTATTAGTAAATAAACTAATCGATTATCAGTTAAAGGCAAAAGATGTCCTTGCAGCTGCATTCTTAGGAGACAAGAAAACGACAGAAGAAATTGTTCCAGTATATAAACCACAAGGGAATATGATTCAGCTGCAATTTCCGGATATTCAGATGCCTACAATTCCGGATTATTCAAATCGACTCGATGAAATTAATAACAAGATCGATAAATTATATACTGAAATTGGAAAGTTTGCAACAGCAATGATGAATAAGAATGCTGATCCGGTTAAATTAAACAATGCAATACCTGTTAAAAAAGAGGATAAAAAGAAAGTTGTATCACCAACAGAACAGGAATATTACGATTGGAAGAAAAGAACGAATGAATTTGTTGATAAGCTTTCAGAAAGTTCTAAATTTACTGATCGAAATAGTGTTTTAAAATATTTATATGATTATATAAATAAAACATATGGAATTGTATGGGACCAGGAGAAGAGAGAGTACAGAAGAAGACATTCCAATATTTCTAAAGTTTCTACATTTGATGTTATTTATGAAGATGAACAATTGCGTTCAATTTTCGATTGTACTCTGGCAGATATGGCTGAAAAGTATAAAAATACATGCAAAATAGATTTAATTATGCAACCTCTAATAAAAAAGATAAATGATGAAAGCGCAAATTACACTATAAGTTATCGAAAAGTATACGCAATGCTTAGAAAAACAGATCCTAATATTAATTGGGCAAATCTGAAAAAGAGATATGTTTCTAAACATGGAAGTGCTGGGTATAGTAGAAAAAAGGTCGTTGATAGCAATCCAGAGTTACGTGCGAAATTTGAAAAAGCAGTTAACCTTGTATTAATGGAGGAGGATAAAAAACATGAAGGTGGAAGAAAATAACATTCAAACATTTTGCGGAAAAGATCTCTTTAAATGGGAAAGCTGGGATGAGTTAGATGCCGGGACATTACAGTTCTACGGAGTGGAATTCTGCATTGATTATTTGAAAAAATATAATGGAATGTGTGTGGTTTTAAGTATTGAAGGACAGCTTGATATATTTTCAGCAGATGAATCTGGGAATGATGTGCATGAATGGTCCGGATTTGTAACAAAGATTCCAGGATTTTTAGCAGGCGAAAAAGTTTACAGAGTAGTTCATGAATATGACGATGAATTTAGATTTAATGTAACAGAAACAATAGCTATTTGTACAACAGAACAGAAGGCCGATGAAATTGTCGAAGAGAATAAAAAAGATGGGCTTGATGAAAACGAAAGTTATTGGAGTTTGGTTGAAGAATTGGAGGGATAAAGAATGTACTTAATAACATTTTTGCCATGCGGAACAAAATTTCTTGTTAATCAATCATCAGAAGAAGAAGCTTTGAAATCTGCTGTGAAGGCTAATGAAACCGTTGGTGAAATAGAAGATGTTGATTTAACATTAAAATCATTATACATAATTGAACCTGCAGATTTCTCAACATTAATTCAGCTTTTTCAAAAAGAACCATATTGGGGAAACACAGATGATACAATTATTTTCGATGATTAGGGAGGGATAAAGGTATGCCGGATAATATTTGGTTGTATGGGTTTGATGGATTCAACGGTCTGAAGACAGTTGGTTTTGTTATAGCTAATACGGATACAGAAGCCGAACATAAGGTTTGGCGAATGTATAATGATTTCGGTACTGATGAATATGATCTGGATGATCTGGTTGTATGGCAACCAAGAAATGATGAAGATTATAGAGAAGATTATCCTGATGTAATGGAAATAGTTTATTAGGAAAGGGATTAATAATATGAAAATTATAGATAAAAGAACTGAGAAAAAAGAATATACATTTAAAGATTTAGTGTGCGGAAATGTGTTCGAATATTCAGGAGATATTTATTTAAAGTTAGATACTTCTGGTGAGGATAATAATGCATACAATCTTAATACATGCAAATTTGCAACATTATCAGACGATGCTGTGATGCCAATTGAAACAGAACTCGTAATACGAGATACAAAAAACATGACTGGCCAGAATGACAAAACAGAACTTATTGGAGGTATTATTGATATCTTTGAAGATTTTTTAGATAAAAAGGGTGTGACTTTGGAGCCTCCTAAAAAAAGCTATGAAATGGAATTAGATGGTAGCATGAATGCTAATATTTATGGCACTGATTATGATTCTATTTCAGATTCATTAGAGTCACTTCTACGAAGTTGGAAAGTAATTGAATAAGTAATTTAATTAAACGAGAACACACTCGGAATATACAAGATTAATTCAATTCAATGGTGCTGCCATTATTCCTGGTTACGGATCTGAAATCCGGTCTACCGAACCGGCTTTAAGATCCTCCACCAGGAGAATCGCAGCTCAATATGACTCTGTTAAAGAAATGTGCCAGATTAATTGAGTATATTCAGTCCGGAGTATAACGGAATGCAAATAAGATATTTAAGATTTAATTATGCAGGCTAAGATAGATGTCTTCTTCAGGAACCTCTGGGTATCCCCAGCACTTCCTGAAGATTACATCTCCAGTAACCTGCATTATATGAAACAATTATAGAAATATACCGTAAGTATTGAGTTTGCATAATAAATTAATTTAGGAGCATACCAAGTATAAGCAAGATATATTCTATTTAATGAAGCGGTACATGACGATGACCCAATTCTGTCAGATATCTCTGAAGAAATGCGTCATCGCATTCCGCCTAATATTGATCCATTAAAGAAATATGCCACATATGTAGAGCTTATACAAAAAAATCACAAGACAGTGAAATATTAACAAAGCATTTTAATTTTAATCATGGAAGCAAATATTGGAGGAAGCTGCCGGACTTATCATTCCGGCTGCTACCTCCCTTGCTTCCATAATATGAAACAATTATAGAAATGTCTTAAAAATGTTGAGTTAATATAAAAAAATCGTAAGGTAACGAGTATCAATAAGACATTTAATTTAATTTCAGAAACAACTACCTGAGGCAATAAATTGCCTCACGACTTGCTCTGGAGATATGAAATGATTATAGTGATACCTCAGAAATGTTGAATTGATATAAAACCACAAGGCAGTGAATATTAACAAGGTATTTAATATTTAATAAGAAGGTGATGAACTGGAGGAAATCCAGCCCCTAACGGAGCTGGATATCCTCCGGATAACCTTCATATATGAAACCATTAAAGGAATGTCTCAGAAATACAGAGTTAATATAAAATAAAATGAAAGGAAGTAGATAGAATGAGTATTTATGGAGATTTCTTATCCAATTTTAGCAGTGAAAACAAAAGATGGAAAGCAGATTTAAAGAATAAAACATTAATTTGTGAAGATAAAAAATATATAGAATCTTCTATGTATGATATTCGTCACGATTTAATCGTGATTGACGGAATTAACTCTGATACATCAAGAAAGAAATGTAATGAAATATGTTTTGAGATCATTGAAAATCTGTATCACAAATACAAATATTCCATTCCAAGTGAAAGAAGCGAAAAATACAGACAAAGAGAATATTTTCGTGCATTAAAGCCAGACGAAATGACGGATGAACAGTTAGTTACTGGTGAAGACCGAAATTATGCAAGAGCTGCGCTTGAAGCATTCATTCTTTGTGCCTCTTTGGCAGGATATTTGACTTGGGACGAAGAGCAGATGGGCAGTCATTGGTTCTATCAGGGAAAGGATAAAGATTTAATTATACTGAAGAAGTGGATCAAATGTTAGGAGGAACGAAAAATGATTAAAAATCCAAAAATTGGGCAGGAAGTATGGTTTTTCGAACCGTGGGCAGAGGACATCCATAGTGCAAAAATCACGGCGCTTGGCGAAACAGAGGTTTCTGCCAGAAACCCGGAGAAGTATCCATACGCAGATATACATTGGGATGACGGCGGAGACAGCAGCTGTCTGCTGAAAGATTTGTATGCTTCGCGAGAAGAACTTCAAAACAAATTAAAAAAAGAAGAAAGAAAAAAGATTGCCGAAATCAAGGATAGTATCAAAGATGCCGGTGACCTGGTGAGGTTTATGTATGACCACTGCGTGGCCTGTGCGGAAGAGTATACTGACTGGACAGCGAGAAGAGCCGTGAAGGAAATAGCGAAAGAGATGCTTGGGTTGAAATTAGAATAATGAGGTAATTAATTACAGCAAATAGAATTTTGAAATTAAATTAAAAGGAGAATGTAGATTATGAATTGGAATTATGGTAATACCCCAGAATTATATAAGGAAGTAGAAATTCTTTTAAAAAATGGAACTACCAAAAAAGACATGATGATCAAAGGTAAATATGACAATTATGAATGGCGTAATTATACAGATAGCGCTGTACTTGGTTGGAGAGAAATTACAGAAAATAAAACAAATACAAAGGAGAATAAAACTATGAAAAAATCAAGAGAGAACAGAATGGAAGCATTAAAGGCAGCAAACATTGAAACAGGAAAATACTTCAGCGTAACATTACCGGAAGGTTTAAAACCTGGCAGTACAATTAATGTAACAATCAGCGAAGATGGAAGTCCTGTCATTGTAAATCCGGAGAAGAAAAGAATTAATTCAGAAGAGGAGTCTTTCTTATCTCAGATTTATGAAGATGGATATGTAAGAAATACTCGTCTTCATAGAAGATGGGTTATGGCACAAATGTTTAGAATGCTGAATTACAAGAGTTATTATACAGGTAAATCTGGATATGACGCATATTTAAACGATCACTATGGATATCAGTATCAGTTTGAAATGATGTTAGAAGAAATTCGAGTATTAGCTGAACTACAGGATAGGGATCCAGAAGCTTTTGCTGAAAGGTCAAGATTCTTTATTCCGGATGTTGTTTCTGCTACATGTAATGATTATATAAATAAACTTGAGATTTATGTTAATAAACTTCCGGTACATAAATGCAAAGGTGTTCCTTACAAGAAAGTTTTTGGTAGAAATATATTTGTTGAAGATCTTAATAGATATGTATATTATCCACAGAAAAGCAATTTTGCAGATGTAAAACGAGTAGTTATTAACATCAGAAATCACTCAATGACATTTTCATATAAAGATTTATATAGAGTATTAAGAAAGTTCTGTGCCAATATGTATAGACTGCCTAATGAAACTCCTAAATGTAAAGAATGGAAAGATGCATTCAAGGGAGAAGGTTCTTATTATACACTTATGAATTTAATTAAGTTTCATGGATGCAGAGTTCCTGGTGTTAAAGGCAATATGATGTCTTTGAATGATTCTCTTATAGATGTAGAAAATGCAGTAGATCGGTATAGATATGAATATTACAGATTATTTGCTTACATGAAACGCGTTATTGAAGCAAATAATTTTGATTTCAATAAGAGGATGAAAGAGCTGTATCCTAAAAAATCTGCATAAATCGAAAATATGTTCGATTAAATATTGACCTCAGCCTCTCAGTATGGTATAACAATAATATCAAAAAACAGAACGAACGTTCGTATATACTGGGAGGCTAGGATAACATGAAGAAGATAAGCGTAATTATTATACATAGCAATAAGAGAGCAGAGGTGATAGAGTGTTCGAATATTAGTAATGCGACAGAATATATGAAACAGCGATACGTAGATGAAATTCGAAAAGCACCGTTTTATGATTATGAGCATTCATTTATATCCAGAAGTTTTAAGTATGCTCAAGTATCTGCTGGTGCATTCGGTGTAAAAATGTGGATCTGCTGTAATAGCAGATATTATAAGCGAAAGGCAGGTAAGTGGAATGGAAAACACAAAAAATACAAAAGAAGCAAGAGAAAGAATGAATTTGATCAGTAAAATAAACGACAGAGCAAAAGAGCTGGGAATTATGTATGATTCCCGGCTCAGTCATTCTATGGACATTAATTATGCAGTACAGGTATTTGATATTGATTTAAAGGCTTGGTTAGATTCTACTAATAATGATTTTATTCATGATTACGTTGGAATCTATAAAAATATTGACCGTAATGCAATTTCTTCAAAACATTTTGCTGCCAAAAATGATTTTGGAATATTTGTTCCGAGATTTGCAAAAGAAAATGCTGGTAATAAATTTAATAATGTAAATATGATATTATGGAATAAATTAAAAGAACATAGAGGGCATAAAGTAAACATTGTATCATATGGTGATTGGGATGATCCATTAGATATATGTTTGGAATGTGAAGACTGCGGTGAAGTTATACTTGACGCAGAAATTTATACATTACACGCAAGAGAAGATGAAGAAAATCGATAGATTTTGTATCCGGAATGTGGAACAAAACTGATTTATTGACGGAGAATATGGGAGTAGAAAATTATGACAAATAAACAGTATGAAAATGGAGAGCATTTGAATATACATAATGCTACAAAAGAACAGTTAAAGCTTATGGTGAAGGACAGAGATGAGACGATAAAGAGGTTACAAAAAGAATTGAATGAAAAACAGACAGCGTTAAATGAAGCGATAGAAATGCTAAAGAATTGTATTTGAAACAAAAGTTTTAGGTTGAAAATGGAGGAAATTATGAAAGGGCGGTATTCAAATGGCGGATTTAACACATTTGTTTAAAGTGGGTCAAATAGTAAAATGCAGGCTTGATGGAGATACACATACAGGTACAGTAAAGGAAACATATACAGATCATATTATTGTAGATATTCCAGATGTATCAGATCATTGTTGGTTTGAGAATGAATTTAACATTGGTGATGTTCAGCCGGTATATGATTTTTGTAGTGAAGGAAAGAAATTATGATTACAAGAGAAATGATTGAAGAAGGATTTAAACTTGAAAAAAATCTCAATCGAAAATGAATATGTAGGATGTATTGGAATATGCTGTAGAATTTATGATAATGCATTTTATTTTCTTGGATCAGCAGAAGAAAATGGAATTTATGAAACCGAATTTAATTATTATAAAGCTGTGTTGTCATGAAATATGAGTTTTACGGAGGATAGAAATTATGTATATTTTTACAATCACTTATAATTTTGATACAGATAGCGTAGTAAGAAAGTGTGAAACAAAAGAAGAAACATTAAAAATAATGCATGAGTATTTAAATGAGGAAATAAAAACCATT